GTAAAACTCATCAAAGTGTTTTAGTTTATCTGGTTGGAACGGAAGATTGTATTGATTAATTGCAACCCTACAACCCATAACAGTCATCTCAGTTGGGAAGAAATCCATCATAAACTTAAAGAAGTTATCTGCAAGTTTGTGCCATGCATCACTATTATCCTTACCAATAGTTTCAAACGTGCTCTGTAACTCGTAACACATACCAATAGTAAGTGCATATTGAGCAGAGATTTCTTTAACCTTACATTCATTAACTTTACCAGCAAGGATATCTGATGGAAGAGGAAGATCTTTAGCATACTTCCTGTGTGTCATAAACTTTACTGCAATACCTTCTCCTACAGTACCTGCTACTAAGTCAGTAAGTTCTGCATCATTGATGTCACTATCTTCACAAAATTGACTTACAAAACTCCAACTTCTTGGAGTAGCAAAAGCATGTCCACTTGCTCTAGGATCAAAGTCAAATAAGTCTGCCTTAGCAAACGAAATATAACCAACTACATCCTCATGGATTTTATTAGCCACTGCCCAGTCTAACCAAGCATCAAAGTCTGCTCTAATTTCAACGTGTACAAATCTGTTTGCTAACGGAGTAGGCATTCTATAAGTAACACCTTTGTCAGACTCTCTATTACCTGCCGCAACCAATTTTACGTTTTTAGGTAAAACATACTGTCCAACTTTTTTGTTAAGAATTAACTGATATAAAGCAGCCTGCACACTTTGAGCGGCACTATTTAATTCATCAAATAAGATAACAATATTATCGTATTTTGCGGCTTCTTCTTCAGTTGGGAAATCTACAGGAGGTAACCAAACCATCCTATTATTTGCTAAGTCCGGAGCAGGAAAACCTCTAACGTCTGTAGGGTCTAAAAGTGCTGCTCTAATATCAATTAGTTTAGCATTACCTAAGTCACCATTGTCAACTATATATTGACACATCTCAGACTTACCAACACCGGGAGGTCCCCAAATAAAAACTGGTCTGTCTTTTTTAATTGCTTTAGTAACTCTGCTAACTGCTTCTTTTACTGTAATAGTTCTACTGTCTACTGCGGTCATACTCGACTCTCCTTTTGTTTAACTATAACTTTATAATAACACCATTTTACAATGTGTCAACCTATTATTCATGTTTTCCTGTTCTAACTTGACAACCTAAATTAATATAGTTGTTACGTAAAAAAATTACTTGTCTAGGCTTTAAATATTCCCAAACCATTAATTCTTTATCAGGCATTGCAATCTCTAACCAATACATATTATATCCTTTTTTATTTGAAGTTGAAAGGTTCTTGACTTAAATCTGGATGAGATGCAGTACTTAGGTCATAGATAATATGAGTCATATAGAGTTTATTTTTATCCATATGGTCTTTACATTCTTGCAAAGTTTCAAATTGCTTTACAAATTGGTTATCCTCGTGGTCTGCATCATTTAGTGTAATATATTTAAATTGCATTTTTGACATATTTGGTCCTATTCTCTGTTTTCTAACTATAACTTATAATAGCATGATTACGTATAGTGTCAACCTGTATAGGAAAAAAAGTCAAAAAAAATCGTCCAACTAGTGGACGATCTGATTAAAACCGTTTAGTTTTCTAAACGAACATGTTGGCGCCTTCTCCCAACTTGCGAATTCTTTTAACACTTTTATTTAGTCTATTTTAGGATCAATACTGTGAAACATGGTAAATTTAAAATAGTCTTTAGGTTCATGAAAACGTATATCTACACCTAACATACTCCATCTAATACTCCATCTATTGCAAGGTTCCCCAAATGTTTCTTTCATCCAACTTAAAAATTCTCTTTTTTGTTTTGGTGATTCTGTTCTAACACCTGCAGTTACTATCCAACGCCAATGACTATCTGCTAATTCTCTGGATCCCCAATTATGAAATTTTGTGAGCATTTATAAACTTTTTAAAATCGTTGTTATACATTGTTAAAGTAAAATATGTCTTTTTATCAAATAGTACAATACTTTTAATATTGTTTCTTACTATCTTTATATAATACGGTGTTTTTATATATTTGTCAAGATCTAAAAGGAACCCTGGTGTATTTTCTATATCTTCTAATTTTATTTCAAAATATTCTAGTTCGAGTTTGTCTATACAATGTATACAACCTTGTTGAGTTAACCTAAACCCGCCATCACGTCTTTGGTTTTGCCACCATTCTATATATGCTTGATTGAATTGTGTTTCATGTCCGTCGGGATCGTTTTCCTTAAATGCAATAGTATATTGATCTTTTGTTCGCATTTTACGGATATATTTGTTTACCTTTGTCTAGAACGACTACTGTAAACTCATCGGTGGTGAATTGTTTATTTAATTTTTTTGCTAGGTTAATTGCATGTCCAGGATTACTAAACGAAACCTTTTTATATTTAGGACCAGGATAACTTATAAGCATATTAAAAGTTTTTAAATTAATAGGTTTCTTACTATAGTATACCGCCCAGATACCTTCACTTGCTAAAACTTGCTCAGTTTTATAGGTTTCTTTCTCAACCTTTTCTAAAATTACAGTGGGTTTTGGTCTACTCATTTCTGTTCTCACTTTATTATATGCTAGTATTATTTAGCCAGAAATGTACGTAGTTAATGATTTTTTAAAATGTATCGCCGTCTAATTCAACTTCGATAACATTGTTTTGAGCATCTTGTAATTGTATAATTTTTTCTTGTAGTTGGGTAATATGTTGTAACATTTTTGTATATTCGTTTGCAATAGCACGAGCATCATTTGCAGGAATGTTATAATTCTCTTTACGTAAGTTAATACAACCATGTGCAAATTTATCTAATATAGGAAATTTAGGCATTTGCTCTTCTTAGTGTTTCTTGCATTTCCATTTTTGTTTTAAATGGACCATCGTAGGTATACCTACTTAGTGTAATAAGTTTAGGACAATAACTTGGACTATGGCTTCCGTCCTCCCAATGCACTACATAATATCCTGCACAAAAGAAACTTTGACTATCATTTGTTTTTGTATATAAAGGAAGTTTACGTTTCAAGTCATATATAGGATTATAAGGATTTGTTTTACAGTCATATCCATGTACCTCATATTCTTCTACATCTTTCTTTATTAGTTCCTTGCCAGTGAAATTCACTTTTACCTTTTTTTGAAGTTCTGATAATTTTGTAAACGTTTGATTTTCTTTTCCAACAGTAAGTGTAACACCATTTTCGTTACTTCTGATAGTGCCTACCTTTTGTCCGTTATCTTCTAATATCCAAAACTTATCTTCTAATACTGGTTTAGCCACAAACTGCATTATGATCCTCCGGGTAATTTTTTTGTAATAGTTCTGCAAATTGTGTTGCATTTTCTGCGATACGTTGCATATCCCATTTGCCACAGAACTTCATAAAATGTGCACCAACCATAGAACGATTTTTTGCTTGTAAATGTTCATCTATCATTTCATCTACATAGTTACGTATTTCTATAGGCTGTGCAGTAAGATCAACTAGTGTAACATTACGTTCATAGTCATCTAATACTCTATGTTCTTTACCGTTATGATCTATCCAACGTTGTAGCATAAGATTATTCCAATTAAAGCCTTTAGTATCTTTATCAGCATAGGCTTCCATAAGTCCTACTTTTTTACTGCTACCTTTTTCTCTAACACCAGGATATGCACTAAACACGTTATCTGTAGGATCACCTCGCATACACTTTTTAAACAGTTGGTAGTTAGGTGCTGCAGGTATCTTATGTTGTTTAGTTTTTTTATCTATGACAGGCTTACCTTTATCGTCATATACACCATCTAACTTAATTGTTTCTTTTGTAATACCGTTATACTGATGTACTTTGTCGTTAATTAATTGTACAAAGTCTGTATCACTGCTAACGATTACATGCTCGTCTGTAGGGTGTTTAGCAATGAAACGTGCAATGATGTCATCTGCTTCTGCAATAGGACATTTAATAGCACTACAATTAGTACGTTCAATCATAAATTTTAAGAAGTCATCATATGCTTCAAAGAATGCAGTATCTTCTTCTACTTCTTTTGGAGTAAGACTTGCACGTTTGTCGCTACGATTCTTTTTATACGGAGTGTAAAAGTCTTTACGCCAACTACGTCCTTCTAGTGCAAA